GACTGTTAGGAGCTTGTTGTGGTTTTCTGTATTTATCTTTTACTACTTGTTTACTAGGATCTGCACCTTTTACCCCTTTATCTTGAAAGAGTCCATAGTCCTCCATTTCTATATTGAAGTAAATCTTGTCTTTAGTTTCGTAAACACTACTGCTCTTTATACTTTCATATAGCTTACCTACCTTACCTTGCTTAGCTAAGTTCTTTTTAGAGTCCTCTATTATTTGGTCTCTAATCTCTCCTAATACTTTTTTTAGGTTATCAGTTTTCACAGATGTCTATATTATTCATTACCACTAAAGAAAAAGAAACAGACCATCCAGCTAGTTCATTCTCAAACCTATCCTTAAAAGCATCTAAGCTAGTGCTACCCTCTACTTGGTATCCTTCTCTATGAGTAGTACCCTTTCTTAGTTTTTGTATAAACTTATTCAGTACTGCTAATTGAGTATTAAGCACATCCATCTCATTGTTGTTTCCTCTGAATATATCAGCAGTCTCTTCCTTATTAGTATCTACTATATCCATAGCTAGTATACTAAAACTAAAGGTCATAGTCTGACCATCCTCTGTTACGTTATTTAGCATAATATGAGACAATGGGAATATCTCTGCTTTATTTAGGTTTACTTGTGTGATGTCTCCTCTGGTCACTGTATTTACGTTTACATCTGTAAGTAGTAAATCCTTTAGGGTATCCATTACATCATAGTAGGCTATAGCTCCTCTGTGGGTTAGTGCTGTCATTTTACTGGTTTTTTATTATACTTAATTAATGAAGCTCCTATAGTGATTGCTATAAGCAAGAATATGTTAGGGTGTGCTTCTCCACAAGTTCCTAATATATGGTTAATGCTGTCTATCATTTAAAATTCTTTTTTATATTTTTTCTCTCTAAGTCTGTTTTATCTTTCATAAAGGCTAAAGCATATAAACACTTATGTATATTTAGCTTAGTAACCTTATCTATATTCATCACATTAAATCCGCTAAGTGCTTGTATTGATTGATACCATCCCCACTTATTATTGAAGTTTGAGAAGGAGTCAATCCCTCCAGAGTCCCCTCCTCCTCCAAATATTTCGTCATAGCTATCGACAATTCTTTCCCTAAATTGTAAAAAAAAACCATTGAGCTTACTACTGCATCCATAGGTGTGTGTAGCATAGCATCATAATACAAGTCTCCTTTATAGTCATCTATTAAATACTTGTCTCCTATCTTTTGTTTTATAGGTCTGTATAGAACAGCCATAGCTTTATACATATTGTCCCAGTCTCCTAAGTTACTATCTAGATCTACATACTCCCCAAAGGTCATATCATCTAGTTTAGGTATGAATCCAAATTCAGTATCTCCTAGTTTAAAAGTCCTTACTAAGTCTGGCTGTTTGTTTAGTGTAGCTGTGATTATGTTTACTACTTTCCTCACGTCTGACATCTTGTATTCTACTGCCTTTAGTAGTGGCACTCCACAAAATATCTCTAATACTTTTTGATTGACAAATACATCGCTGTAGGAATCATTCTCATTCACTTCTAATACTTTCAGATACTTAACGTAGTCTGATAGCTTTATCTCTCCTAAATCATTAGGCACTGTTAGTTTTAGCTTCATAATAATATAACGTAAAATTTATGTGTTTTAACGGATTGCGTACTTACCAAAGTTAGGCTGACTCATAATAGAGTAACAAGCGTATCTCGTACTGTCAATTAAGTGATCATTCTTTGGCTCTGGTTTATTAGTAAGCTTTCCACTTTTATCCTCTAACCACTTATAGTCTCTAAACTCTTGTATAGCGTTATTACTATCTTTAGTGATGTTTATTTTAAATCTCTTTAGTAAGTCTATTCCAGCATTAATAGAATCTTTACCCTTTACACTAGGTCTTATATTCCAGCCCATTCTTCTCAGCTCTTCATTTAGTCTTGGCTCTGCTGAGTCAGCATATATTAAGTCTCTCTCTACTCCTAGCTCTTTAAGCTTTTGGTGTATGTCTCTTCCAGTCATCATAGTTTGGTAGATACATTCTTTTATGTATAAGTCATAGCCTCGCTTCCAAACCCCTACCATAGCTGTAGGATCATTAGTGTATCCGTAATCTAATCCATAACTCACAATCTCTGCATCAGATGGTACATTGTCT